TCCGAGTATTAGCTCGACGACCTTTAGCCAGTTATGGCACCAACAATCGTCCGGCCAACAGTTGTTGAAGCCATGTTCATCGCTTAGAGCTGTGTTTTTGATTAGGTGGACTATTCTCAGGCGTTCTTGTTTCATGCTGTCAAGTGTTGCGTCTAGCATTACATCGAACGTGTCTTTAGTCATTTACTTTCTTCTTTCGGCCTCGTGTTTCGACTTTTGGTGCCGGGGGTGTTTCGATTCCCTCTAGGTGTTTCATGAGTTCGCTGATTGCCCAAGCTGCGGTGCGCTGTTCTAGGTTGAGTTTGTCGATTGCTTTGAGTAGGTCTAGGCGTGCTTGTAGGTGGCCGCGCTTGTAGGCGACTTCTCTTACGTCGTCGAATAGTGCTTGTAGGTTGTTTCCGATTGGTGAGTTCATAATCCTAAGTGTTCCTTTATCCATTCCCATTCGGTCTTGTCGCCGACTGGTTTTATTCGTCCGGTTCGTTGCGCTCGCTGTGGATATGTTCCCATTAGTTCTTTGTAGTGCCACGCGCATACGCCATGCCGGGAGTATTGAACGAGGTTAGCGCAGCCGACTCTTACGCATTTTTTACGGACTGCCATACAATCGACCTCCGTCCGCTTGTGCTTTTGCCGTAGGCGATTGCTTCTACGCGGCGAGCGCGGTATAGCTCGTTTCGGCGTGAGCGGATTCCGCTAGGCGATGAGATGTTGGAGATTCCGGCCATGCGGCAGTAGGCGTGGTAGGCGTTGACGAGTTCTTCGTCTGTCATTCCGTCGTCTAGTAGCTTGTAGATGATTTCTTGCGTTTGTGTGAGTTTGTCGGGGTGGACTCGTGCGGCTGCTTCGTGTGAGGTTACAGGGTCGGTTAGTCGTGCGTGTGCGATGTTCATTAGTTGCCTGCCTTGTTTAGGTAATAGCCGAGTGACGCGATGATGGCGACTAGGACGATTGCTCCGGGTTCTCCGAAGTGGATTGAGGCAATAGTGCCGAGTGCGAATACGAGTAGCGGAGCTTTTAGGTTGTTCATTACGCGCCCATTTCGTTCAATAGCGCGTTTAGCTGCGCTTCGGTTAGTTGTTCCGGGTTGGTTGCTAGGTAAGTCATTAGTTCGCGACTCATTTTTTACACTCCGGCCTTTGCTAGGTCGCGCAATAGGTTCTCGCCGCGCTGTGTGCTTAGGTGGTCTGCGAAGTCGTATAGTGCCATTTCGCGCGAACGAATGTTGATTGGCTCGTATAGTTCCCAAGTGAGCGGATAGATTGTTGCGCCCTTGGTTTTACCCAATGGAATGTAAGCGAGTAGCTGCTTGTCAACGATTGCGAAGCGTGGTTTGTTGTAGTTCATGTGTTGCCTTTCTGTGTGTGTTGGTGCGTGGTAGTTCTATTGTGAGGGGCGTCGCCCATAATGTCAAGTTATGGCGTGTCGCAACCCTCGACAAGGATTCGAACTCCCGGCTCCACTCCGTCGGCGTAAGCCTTTGCCGCGTTCCAAGTGACTATGTAGCTGTCGTCGATGATTGTCCCGGCCTTGGTTAGACAGTCGCCGATTGCTCGGAGTAGCTTGTCTAGGTCGGGTTTGGTCGTGGCGTAGAGGCGTTTATTGGTTTTAGGTCTTGGAATGTAGAACGTGGCCATTACGGTTACGGCTCCATGGAACTTTGCGTCTTTTATTTCCGGAGCGATGAGTGCCTCGTAGACGGCTTGACGCCACTCGGGTAAGTGTTTGTTCGCTTCGACCATTACAACCCGGCTACCTCGCTTGTAGGCGTTCTTAGAGCCTTGTGGACGAGGTATACCGGGTATAAACAGTTCGAGCATTAGAACGGGGTTTCGTCCGAGGTAACGGGTGCCGAGTTGGTGACGTTCTTCGGCTTGAGCTGTAAGACGCTAACTTCGTTCAACGAGTGTTCGACAATCGCCTTAGCTTCGGTTGAGTCTTTAGGCGTGTAAGTAGAAACCTTGGTCGAGAGTGTTCCCTCGAGTTCAATCCAATCGCCCTCTTGAAGCTCGGCCGGCAAGTTGTTGCTAAACCATGCTGTCCAGATACGGTGTCGCTCCTGTCCCTTGAAGTCGTAGCTCTCCCAGAACTTGACAATCTGATACTGCGAGTTAGTGACGCTTGAGACGGTTCCGTTTACTTTGATTACTGGCATTTTTTCCCTATCTAGTGATTCTTGTTGTTTAACTTAATTATTAATTACTTTTAAGCGGACGTGGGTGTCCGGTCGTTCGACCATAAATGTCCGGTCGGTTGACCGTAAATGTCCTATCGGTCGACCATAAATGTCCGCTACTTTGTTATGTCCGAGAGTCTTATCGCAGTCCTCCGGGCAGTCCAAGAGAATAAAGAAACGACTCGTTCTCCTGTCCGGACGATACCCCCGGCCATCGTGCGACCTATACTCCAACTCCTCCAACTCCACAAGCTCCGAAAGAGCGCGACGAACCTGCCTTGTTGAAGTGTTTGCGTAAGACGCGAGAGTTTCCTGTGACGGCCATGCGCCCTGTTCTGCGTCCTCGGAGTAATGCCAAGCGATACCCAATAGGACGAGCTTTGTCGCTCCCTTGGCTTTCGAATGTTTCAAGACCGCGGATACGGCTTCTAAACTCATGTGTTTTCTTTCCGGGTGCCTATACAATAGGTCTTGCCCTTATCGTGGTTAGGGTGGCCTCTTGGTTAGGCCGGGCGTTACTCGTTCTGTGTCGGGTAACGCCCTTTCAACTTATACGGTCTGAGCCTTAGCCGCAAATCCCTCGATTGCCTTTAGGACGTTCACGTCCGCGTTAGCTTTCTTAGCGTCGGCGTAAATGATTCGTAGAGCGGCTACGTCGTTGACAACTGCGCGAGCCTCGTTTAGAAAGTCGCGTTCGGTTTGTTGTCCGATTTTTGAAGCGATGTTACTGAATGACTTGTCGCTAGCGTTAGAGCCATTACTTTCGACCTTAGCCATCTCTTCCCGGCTAGGCTTCTTACCCTTTGGACTCATGCCGCCGCCAAGTAGTGCTAAGGCGCGACCTGCGGCCGATGTAGCGCAGTTCTCGACCCAAGACGTAGAGTTCACGCCCTTGGATGCCACGTTCTCTTGAGCGAAGTCTACGGCGACCGGGTGCGCGTCGTTCACGTCAAGATAAACGCTCGATTTCATGACGACTTCTTTTTCGTTGATTAGAACAATCTCGTTTACGATTCGGCCGGTCGGGTGTAGTTGTCTAAAGATTTCGACTCGCTCTTGAACGGTCTGATATTCGTTTAGGTTGAAAAAAGCCATGTCTGTGTCTTTCTAGTTGAATGTTAGAAACGGTTTTCCGTTTCGTGCTTGTAGCTTTACGACAGGTTCGCCGTTGTAAGTGCCAACCCTAACGCCGTTCATTTGCGCTAGGGTGGCAGTCTTGAACGACGAGAACAAGGTTTCGGCCTCGTCGAAGCGTGTCTTGGCATTAGACAGGTTCACCCATAGATGGCCTAGTTCTGTTTCGCCGTCGGTCAGTCCCGGAGAGAGAGTCCGGACTGTTTCATAAGTTGATGTGCTGCCGTCCCAGTCGGGTTCGGTGTCGGTGTCGACCATTCGTTGAAACGCCGCTACACGCTCGAAGACGTAGTCCGCGTGTGTTTGGTCGAACTCGACTTGGTATTCGTTGTAGCGGCCTCCTGTGACCGCTGCGACGATAGCGAACGGCAAACCAAGAATAGATAGATACCAATGAACCTGCTCGAAATAGGTTCGGGGTAGCTCGCTCCAATACTGTGAAGTGTGTTTGATTTCTAGGATACCCATGTCGCCGTCCGGTTCGATAAAAAATCCGTCGGGATTGGCCTTGTAACTAGGGATTAAGTTGCTAGCCCATGTGCCTGTGTCTATTACTTCAAACTCCGGGTGTTGTTCTGCGAAGAGCTGCCTGATTGGAGCTTCGAACAAAGTTCCCATTCGCATGGCGATAGACGGTTCAATGTGATTAGAAACTAGGCCGCGCTTTTCTGCCCAGAGAGTATACGTCGACTTGAACGGTGAAACGCCAAGTATTGCCCCGATGTCTGAACCGCTGATTCCCTTGCGTGCTTCGTGCCACTCCGGGGAATCCGGTTCGTAATAACCGATAAGCTCGGCAAGCTGTGTCTGTGTAATCATGTTGACTACACTATAACCGACCTAAGACTTTTTGTCTTTGTCCGTCTTTGAAGACACGCTAGAGATTGCGTCACTCATCGCTGAGTCAAAGTCCTTATCGTCGACAACTCCCTTGCCGGCGTAGTTGAATGACAAGGCCATAAGCAACCCGAGGATTGAACCGGTAGCTCCGAAGACGGCCGACTGTAACGCAGTATAACCGTAGATGTTGCCGGCACCTAGAAACGCGATTCCTGCTCCGAGCATGAACGCAGAAACGCGCTTGGCACGCTTAGGAATTCTTCGCCATAGTTTCATTTCTTGGCCGGTGCTTTCTTGGCAGCCGGCTTAGGCTTAGGCAGGTCGCCGATTAGCTTGAACAAGTCTTTTAGGATTGACGCGCTCGCCGCGTGGGGGACTGGCGACGGTGCGCATGAAGCGTGTAGATGGTTAGCTCCGGACGCACTTAGCGCGGTTCCTGAGCAACCGATTTTACCGATTACCGTTTCGCCGCCAACGATACGAGTTCCACGCTTTAGGGGTGACTGTTCCGCCATGTGGTTGTATTCGATGAAGTTATCGTCGCCGCCGTTCTTGGTGATGATAGTCCAACCGAGAGCTTCGTCGTAGTAGTTCTTGACGACGGTCGCGCTAGTGATTGCGTAGATAGGCTTGCCGGCCGAGCCGGTAGTGAAACCCCAATCGCTGCCCCGGTGAGGGTGCTTTCGATATGGTGCGGTGTTGCCTAGCTCGTCGCGGCGTTCTGCCCCGGCTCCCTTGATTGGTTCGAAGTAAGTCGTCATTTTATCCCCTGTATTAGTTGCGAAACAATAACTCCGGCGGCAGCTGCGAAACCGGCATAGTAAGCCATCTTGCGTTCCAAGACTGCGACCTTGTCAACCAACCGGTTGTAGCCGCTAACGATAGTTTTGACCTCCGCCACGTCTTTAATGAGCGTGATGATGAGTTCGCGGTCTGACGGTTCTGCCATGATTAGCCTAGTGCGCTGATTTCTTCGGCTGTGAGGCCGAGAGCTGCCAACTTTGCTTCTGCGCTTGCCTTTGCGGTTGCGCGTGCTGCTTCGGCTGCTAGGCGTTCCGCTTCGGCTGCGGCGTAGGCTGCGGCGTCTGCTTCGCGCTGTGCGATTTCTTCGGCCGTTAGTTCAACTACGGTCTGTTCACCGGTTGAGCAGTCGACGACCAACTTAGTTAGGACTTCTGTTTTTGCCATGTTGTTGCCTTTCTTATGAGACGGTTACTCCGGCTAGTGACCCCTTGGTCACGCCGTAAAGGGTTGCGGTTGAATACTGAACGAACGTGCCAGACGCCGCCACTAATGAGATTGCGTTGATTGCTGCGGTGTTCGACCATAGACCGGCGTCTAGCATTTGGATTACTGTTCCGGTGTTTGATTCGGTGACGCTGTCGATTGAATAACTTTTATTCGTGCTGCCGGCATAGTTTGGAATGTATAGCGAGTTGTTGCTAAAGGTGTTAGCGGTTGCGTTTGCTCCGTCTGATTCGCCTGCGTAGGTTGTCCCAGTAAACGAGGCTGTGCTTGAACCGGTGCCGTATAAACCGCGCATAGTAAACCCGGTGCTTGAACCGTTTAAGGTCAAACTAATCGAGGTGCTAACTGTTGCCTGTGTAGTTCGCAACGAGTAGACCAACATAATGTCGGTTGCGGTTGCCGGAATTGATGTAAAGTCAATGCTCGCCGCTCCGCCTGCTCCAACGGTGACGGTTGCGATTTTTTTTATACTCATGCTAAAACCCCGTATAGTGCGAACGTTGAACCGGCTGCCCATGTTCCGCCGCCTGCGTAGCCGGTAACGGTTAAAGACGTGACCGCCGCGGTTGAAGCCCAACGACCGGCCGTAGCGGTAACTTCGTAAGTTGTGTCGTTACCTCGTGCGATTGAAGTTTTGTGTTTGTCGGTTTGAGCGTAGTCGAAAACGTCAAGTGTTGCGGTGATGACTGCGTTGGTCGGCGGTGCGCTAGTGAACCAACCGAGTGCGGATTGCTGATAGGTTCCGTTAGACGTGGATTGTGCCGCCGAACCTGTTCCCCACATGGTGACGACAAGATAGTTTCCCGAGGTCGTGTCTCCGTTTAAGCGGAACGCCGGAGAGGCCGGACTCGACATTGAACCGTTCACGACTAAACGCAAGTCTCGAAAAGTGTTTGGGATTGAACCGAAAGTGATTGATGTCGCTGCGGAGCCTAGGGTGATGTTTTGTAGTGGAACAAGTGCCGCTCCCATGATTACCCCTTAAGTCCGTAAAGTGAAAATCGGGAACCAGTTACGAAGTTACCGGCCGAAGCGTCGACGAAAGTAATGCTCGTAACTGCCGCGGTGCTTCGCCAACCTGCCGAAGTAAGTTGAATAATGGTGTTACCCGAGCCGCCCTCCATGCCAGAAAGACAACGAACGGTTTTATACTTGTTTGTGTCGAAAGCGTCCAGAACGTCGATAATGGCCGACCCGAAAATGTTGCTGTTCAATGAACCGCCAGAAATACGCCAGATAAACGGCGAAGTCTGATTCGCTCCTCCTCCAGAACTAGGCGAACCCGAACCCGAACCAACAAGCTCGTGTGCCGAGTAGTTCCCTGCTGTGTCCCCGTTGAAGCGAATACCTGCCGAAGTGTAACCGGTAACGGTCGAGGTTCGCGCCATGCCGCGGATTTGTAGGTGCTTATACGTCGTTGATGTTCCTGCCGGGAGGGTTAGCGTAACGGACGACTGCGACGAGCCGAGAACAGTCGTCGAAATGAGTTCGTAGTCGGCACCTCCCGAAGCCGAGGCAAGTATTCCCAAGGGTAGCAACATGATTAGCCTAAGTTACCGACTAGCCAGTAAACGCCCGAAGCCACGCACTCGACCGTTACGCCGGCGTATTGCTTCGCGGTCTTTAGTAGGCTGTCCGCGCTGTTTAGAGTCACGCCTGAACCTGCGGCAAAAGTAATCTGTCCGCTGCCGTATTGGGCGAAGTCGATACGCTGCCCGGCTGTTAGCACGTTGTCAATAGTGATAGTAATCGCGCTGTTAGTTGAACGAATGAGCTTGTAAGCGTCGCCCGAAACGATTGAATAGTTTGCGGTCTTGTCGCTGATAGTCTGAGCCTGAGCCGGGACAAGGTCTGCCCAAGCCGACCCGGTGTAATACTGAAAGACGTTAGTGTCCTCCAGATAAGTCAACATTCCCTCGTTAGGGGTAGGGATAGCGGTAGCTCGCGCGGTCGACGAAGCGAACGTCATGACGCTCTGCTCCATAAGATACGTGTTTATGTCAGACGCCGGTAGCGGATAACCGTTCTGAAAAATCTTAATAGGCATAGTTTAAAACTCTTTCCATAGTTCTAGTGTAGTAGTCCAGTTGTCTACGTCTATTGAATGACTTACTTTTGTAATCGTGTAATAGTCGTCGATTGTGAGCGGTGCGCGCGTGTATTTTACGCCGACAAGGTTGCCCGGAGTGAAGAACGCCGCTTGTGTTAGGGTGCCGGTGCGGTCTACGGCCGGCGTTGCTACTTCGTTGACGAGCTTCGTCGGTGACTGAGCAAAGACTTCGTCTG